CTTTGAGGGCGCTCTCTGAACTTTTCAAAATTAGTGATAGATTGTCATCATCCAAATCATGAAACACTCTCATTCGTTCTTTAAATGGTTTTAAAAGCTTGTGTTCATCCATCTATTACACTCCTGGAATAGCTCCTACGCCTGGTTCGCCAGAAATTACAATTGGGTCTGCAACACTAAGCGTCCAAACTGCTGCTGAAGTCTCGTCCTTAGCACGGCCATATGCAAATTGTTTAGCTGTAAATAAGTCTAAATCTTCAAGAGCGTATGTCTCTGTATACTTGTGTAACTCAATTCCGCCTGCAACATATGCATCATATCGTCCCTTAACAAAAGTTGTAACTTCCTTAGCCTTTTGATGTACTGACTCAATTAAGGTAACGTTGTAAGGTAGAGCAGTAACGAACGTTCCGTTAGCATTAAGTGATGTATATTGTTTTTTAACATCCCATGCATCTGCTGGATTAACCACGATAACAATGTTTCCATCAACTTCAACAGCTGTCTTTCCATCTTCTTTTACAGAGTGGTATTTGTGTACCATCGTCAATTCTTTTACTGTTGTAGATTGGTCTTTAAATGTTAAAACTCCTGTCGGTTTTTTTGCATCATACGTCGCTTTTTCGCCAACAACTTTACCTTTTAGAGTACGAGATAACCCGATTGGTTTACCATTGCCATCTCCATTTAAAAAAGCTTCTTCTAATGCAACTGCGAACGCTTCATCAATTTGTGTCATAATGAAACGAAGTAACCAGCCTGGTCCGAACTTAACGGCGTCTTTAGGAATAACTACGTAAGCTGTGAGCTTGTGTTGGATAGCCTTAGTTGAGCTAAATGAAGCTTGAAGTTGCCCTTTGATTTCCCCGTACAAGTCACCCCACTCGGCCTTACCTTTAGAATCAGAATCAATGAACTTCATGCGAAGGCCCATATTTTTAAGACCAATAGCTCCAATAAGCGGATGTTTTGTTGTTAAATCTTCAAAAATACGATCAACTGTTTCTTCTGGGATTAACTCAGTTAGCCCAGCTGGCGCTGTTTTTACGATCTCATTAAAAAATTTACGTTCACGAGCTGTCATTTTTGCGTCGTCTGGAGTCAATGCGATTGCAGATTCTACTTCTGCTTGCGCAACTTTTTTAGATTCTTCAAACATTGCTTCTAGCATGTTGTTGTAGAGAGCGCTCTGTTCCTCTTGTGGCGCTTGGTTAGATACTGCATCTACAAATTTTTGTCGAATTTCGTTGAATTCATTCGATAATTTCATTGTCATATTTTAAATTTCTCCTTTTAATTAAAAACAAAAAGCCCCAAAACCTGTTGGTGCTTCTTTTCTGTCTTTAGTTCCTTTTTGCTCGGTGTTTTCCATTTTGGAAATAACCATATCTACGATTTCATCAATATTAACTTCTGGTTTTTTTGTGTTAATCGCATTAGCTAATTTTGAAATGACATCACTAGGAATGATATTTTCAATCCCAGCCACCAATTGCGGCGCTTGTTTGATTTCTTCAGCAAACATTTCCTTGTCTGCAAAGCCTTTTTCAATAGCTTGCTGTGCATTAAACCAAGTTTCTGTGCTCATCAAATCTAGCAATTCATTCATTTCTAAGTCAGTCTTATTGACATAAGCATTAGCAATAGATATATTGTAGTTTTCTAAAACTCCTGCCTCATGCAGCATTTGTTTATGATCTCCACTAACTGTAGTAGATACATTGTGAATCATCAATTGTGCTGTAGGACTAATCTCAACAACATCACCAGCCATTGCGATTACTGAAGCCGCCGAAGCAGCAATACCAACAATCTTAACCGTTACGTTTCCTTGATATGATTTCAATGCGGTATAAATTTCGCTCCCTGCATATACGTCGCCACCACCAGAGTTAATAAGTACTTCAATATCACTATTATCTTGTGGCAAGATAACATCTTTTGGTGCAGTTGCTGGCATATCTAACCAGTCGTAAAACCAACGGTCGCTATCTGAAACAATAGGTCCTTTAATCTGTATTTGTGTCATCTGTATTATCACCTCCTTTCCCATCTTCAACATAGTTTTTAGTTAAGATAATAGCATCCCCACCATCTATCGGTGCAAAGTCGAGTTTTTCACGTACTTCATTGCGGGTAAACGTGCCACTTGAAACTAACTTATCAATATTAACTGCAATGTCAAAAATATCATGTTGTGACAGTCCTACAATCTTTAGTCTCTTACCTTTTTGATAGTCACTTTTACTGATGATTTTCGCATTTAACTCATCTTGTATCTTTTTGCTAAGCGGACTCATGCAATAAAGCACTAAAGCTTTTTGAGAACTATCTAAAGTAGCCATGTCTCCATGCAGTACAGTTGGTGGAATACCTAAAATATCAGCGATTTCATCGTCGAATTGTCGTCTTATCTTTTGTAAATCATCGACAGATAAATTTGTTGTACCTGTGGTGTTCGTCAACTCTTCATATGTGATATGATCATTAGCTGGAACTATAGCGACAGACCTCTCAGAAAAGGCTTTAAACAACTTATCAGCATAATTCTTCATCAAAGACATCTGGTTATCTGTAAATTGAGAAGAGCCTTTTGCATGCATCATCCCTCTTATCTGGTTGTTTCTTAAAACAGTTTCTACCATGCGCTGATGTAATTTTTCGTACTCTAAAAACAAACCGTCAATATAACTTGATAGCCTGTTATTGTTGTATTGCAAGAAGATAACTTCGCTCATTTTAAACGTTCGCTTGAATATAAAGTCTTTAACAGTCACACTATCAAATGTATCTTCATATACAGCGTATTCTTTGCGACTGTAGTCATCAGCGACAAGTAACTGATCGTCATCTGTTTTGATAACTAACACTTCATTTTGAGTAACTAACCTATAAATAAATTTTTGCCAAAAATATGATGCTGACTCATTGTTATTTGGTCGTACATTGAGCAAATAATTCCAAGATGGACTCTCGATATTAACTAATCGCATTTCAGAATCAGCAAATATCCTAGCTAGAAATTCTGCGGACTTATCAATAGCTAGATTTTTTAAGTAAAGATTTTGATAATCATTGAAGATGTCATCTAAATCATACCCATTTTCAGGTATAGTTCCTGTTTTAAAAATACTGCCAAAAAAATCAAGTATTTTCATTGATTACCTCCTTTCTTTAGATTCCATGATAACCCTCTCGGTTGGGAAACTTAATAAGATTTTATTTTCTAAAAATCCCAATCTGCAATTGATTCCAAAAAATCTCCTGCATTTCCTTCTTGTATACTCTCTTTTTTATATAGCGCTGCTATAAACGCATGAAAACCATCTGTTTTTCTTCTTACGGGTTCTTTCTTCAAAAATCTCTTGTTTCCAGAACCATCTTCTTTTACGTAAGTATTGTCCGTATACCATAACATCATGTGGTCACCATCTAAGAAAATAAAACGCTCATTAGCAAAACCATCTTCAATGATAGGTGCAACTTTGCTTTGAATCGCTCCTGGATTTCGTAAAAACTCATATTCAAAGCCAGCTTCCTCTAGTAGTGGTTTAAGCAAATCCATCCTAAACCCATCTGCACAAACTATTTCAATATTATAATCCTTCCTCCATTCAATTAACTTATCGACAAGCAAGCGAGGATCAATACTGTCTCCGTCAACAAGAGTTAGCAATCCTTTGTCTTGCCACTCTTCGATGGGAGCTTTAAGTTTAAACGCTTTGAAAAACTCTCGTCTAACAAATGAATGTTGCTTCCAAATTAGCTCATCATTATCCTTAAATAACAAACCTACAGAAGCAAAGTCTCTTATAGATGCATAATCAAACCCAGCTACGCAAGAGCGCCCTCTGAGGCTAATCTGGGGCTCCCTGAGACATGCTAATAGTTTCTCACGGCTAGTGACGTCTTTTTCTAAATCAGCTTCCGGCAAATTCATTCGCTTTGTCATAAACTCTTGCCTACCACTAGGTTCAAGTTCCAAATCATCATAATCACTTTTAGTAACTGTTAGTAGCCTTTTTGCGTATGGTGTGTCTTCGTCGAGCATTGGATTAGCCTTTGACCAATTACGCATATCGTCAACTTCGCTAGCGTTATCAAGCTTGCAGATAAAAGGAAACATTCTGAAATCTTCAACCTCTCCTCGTAGTATCTGCATAGCTTTCTCAATCGTTTTATCGTAAAAACCCTCACGTACATAACCATTTGTGCCATTAAAGAAGGTTCTTACATGTGCTATTTTACCCAAACCAGATTTTTGGACTTTTACGATTTTATCATCTTCAAATTGGTGGATTTCATCGAATTCTAAACAACCATCACGAGCAGAGTCCATCGTTTTGGGGTTGTTTGTGCGAAAAGAAAAGACAGAATTGTTTTTCCGTCCCACAATTGCCATTTTAGTCAAATAGTAGTGGTTTTCTAGCCCTTTTGATTGGATAGTCTCATAAACTTCTTCAAAAGATACCTTCCCTTGTCTTTCCGAGTTAGCTGTAATGGTTACATCATAGTTTTTGATAGGGTACAACGGACTTGTAAAAAATGCATCTCTAGTGGACATAAAACCATTTTTACCACCTCCACGAGCCAATGTTAAAAGGTATTCATTAAATTGTGGCTCGCCATCATCTTTTCGAAACAAAAAAATAAAAGGAGTTATAAATTTTTGATATCCAGCTAATGGGAAAAAATTCTTTTCAGCGAATCTCACATACTTATCTATCAAGCTGTCATCAAAATACAGGTCATCTCTGACAAGTATTTTTTCTCTGATAACATTAACGAGCATTTTACGCTCTTTATTGTAAACAATTTCATCATTGTCTATCTTACGAGCATACTCTTCAAACAGTGGATGTGTAATCACAACAAATCACCACCGTTCGTAAAATCATCTTTATTGACTGTTTTTCCTTCTGGCAGCATATCGATCAATTGTTTTATAACTCTGTGATACGTTGCATCTCGTGAGTTATATAATTTTGCTACAGGACGCTCTCTTTCATAAGGTGTCTGAGTTTCTGATTGAGAAAACAGTTCATAATCGCCGTTCTCTGAGATATCAATCCACATGTCGTTAAGTAGTATCCGGAGACGTGCAGCTTGAGTGAACAATCCTTCTGCGATTTTCTTTTTATCTTCAGGAATGTCTTTAAATAGCTGTTTCAAGCGATATTTTTCACTATAAACTAATTTGTTACGACGTTTTAATTCATCCAAAAATTCACATCTCCTTTCTAGGTTTTCTCTGGGGTGGGGGGTCGTGCGATAAAAAAAGCAAATATTTGGACAGTTGACCCTTCCCACCGGTTTCATCATTTGGATTTTACCTCGTTTTATTTTGATGGGGGGTACTTATCCAAACCATTCATCAGAACGGTAATTTGTTTCTTTATCGACCTTCTTCTTTTTATAATTAAAGCGCTTGTGTCGTCTATTGTGACAGTCCTTGCAAAGCGTTCTAAGGTTAGCTAAGTCCGTTGCAAGTTCGGGATAAAATTCAAGTTCTTTGATGTGGTCTACTTCTAAGTTATCTGTCGTCACTTTTCCGTTTTGTCTACACCATTGGCACTCATTGTTGTCTCTTGCTATAGCTTCAAGCCTTAGCTTTTTCCATGTTGTTGAATTGTAGAATAGATGTCTACTGGCTTTGGAAGTTGTGTCTATTTTCATGGTTCAAACAACGGATATTGACTTTGTTTCATGTTATATCCTCCTAAAAATAAGTATTTTATGCGTATTTTACTTGACAAACATTGCTTTTATGTGTATAATATAAGTATAGAAAGTGAGGTAAGCAATATGCCAATGACCCCTAAGCAAATGATTAAATTGCTTAAAAAGAACGGGTTTTACGAAATTAGCCAGAACGGTAGTCATAAAAAACTTCGTGATGACTTAGGACACCAAACAATCGTTCCAATGCACAATAAAGACCTTGGTAAGGGTCTTGAAGATGCCATCTTAAAACAAGCGGGTTTGAAATAATCCGCTTAACAAGATGACTTGCTTATCTCACAATAATCAAAGGAGAATCATTATGTTAGTTTATCCAGCTATATTTACACAAGACTCAGATTATATCATGGTTACATTTCCAGATGTCCCTGAAGCAATCACTCAAGGTGAAGACTTTCAAGAAGCTTACGAAATGGCTGTTGAAGTCTTAGGTTTTGCCCTTGAGGATTATACTGACTATCCAAAGGCAAGCTCCGTTTCTGATTTAAAAGAACAGTATCCTGATTCTGATATTGCTTTAATTGGCATTGATATGATCGCCTACATGAAAAAATATCGCTCTAGGAAGGTACGCAAAAACGTGACTATTCCTGAGTGGTTGAACAACGCAGCCGAAGATAAAAACCTCAACTTTTCTCAAGTCCTTACTGAAGCACTTGAATTAAAATTACAAGCATAAGAGCCACCGTTGTGGTTCTTTTTGCATAATAAAAAGCCACCACAATGTGATGACTACTTAACCATAAACAACTTCTCGTATCTTTTTCCTGCGTTACCGCTTTGAAATGTTGATCTGGCAGTTTTAAATTCATACGCAACTTCAAAACGTGGGTCTGAAATCTCATAACTCGAAATCAAAACAGTGTTACGTTTTGACATTTGATAAGCCCAATCGTAAAAAGATTGGCTATCGAACGTATCACCTTTGTAATTTTGATACGTATTTTCGTAGGGTGGGTCAAGATAAAAAATAGCACACTCGATATCTGAGAAAGCTTTGTAACTTAGATTCGTTACTTCTAACTGTTGTAGCTGTTGTAACTGCTCTAACTGTTGTAACTGTTGTAGCTGTTGTAACTGCTCTAACTGTTGTAACCGTTGTGGCTGTTGTAAAACTTTGTTTTTATCCAGTTTTCCTTCGTCGTATGGTCTTTTAGCATTTTTATATGTATCTGTTTGTCTATAACCACTAAACAAATCATGCTTATTGATAATCTTAATCGCTAGATTATACTTCATATCAGACCATTCTGTGCCGTATAAATATCCTCTTGAGTTGTTCCCGAAGCTATTTACAAGCAACTTAATATTATCATCAACTGTCTTGTCCGCTTTATTTTTGATTTTATAAAATTCTTCACGATTGACAATTAGCGTTTTGATCCACTCTCTGTCTTGACTGATAACTTCTTGAAGCATATCTGTTATTTCTTTATCCAAGTCATTGTAGTGAACTTCTAAACCATTTAGCATACATTCCGCAGTAATTGCACCGCCTCCCCCGAAAACGTCGTATATTGGTTTATCTATGCCGAAATTTTGTTTGATAATTTCAACAATCTTCTTACTGATTTTCTTTTTACTACCTGGGTAAGGAAGCCCAATCGGTTTTCCTTTTCGTATTTTCTTTTCATCTAATTTAAGCATTCTTCCTCCATAATAAAAAGCCACCACTAAGTGATGACTCTTTGTAAACCCAGCAAATGAGCTAAGCTAAGGTCTAACCTTATTTCATAGGAACAGTCGGAATCGAACCGACACATATAATCAGACCGTCGACAATCCAATTATCAAGGCGCTACCTCTACCGTTTTCCAATCACGGTTCATGTTCCTAAAGGTGTCTTATGGGATTCGAACCCGCACGTCCCACATACATAAAATAGCAAGTTTGATAGTAGTTAAAGTTGACGACTAAATAAATAGCCTATTGGTAAATGATTATCTCTTCTTGCTATTTTGATAATACTATATTAACACATATTTTTATGTATAAACTATTGTATTACTGTATAAAAACTAGTCAAAAACTCCTTGCTCTACAATCAAAGAACCCTCCCTATAAAGCTCTGCAAAAGCTAATAATGCAGCATCTAGCGTGTCATAATAAAAACTCTCTGACATACATAATTCTGTATAAATAACCTTATCTGCGCTCTTGTAAGGAGATAAGTATTTTTCATACAAAATCCTGCGCTTTTCTGGATCCAGTATCATACTAACTGATTGCTCAATTGCTTCTAATTCTTGTTCAGCTGACACACGGTTGAGTGTTAAGCGTTCAACTGGCTTACTAGGAGTTCCATGTGATTGTCTAGGCTCAAAGGAATAAGTGGCTGTCACTTTTTGAGTATCTACATCATTAGCGATCCTACGCCAGCGTGGATACTCTCTTAGTTTTCGCTTAGCGTTTGATTTAGTCTTTTGTATATTAATTTCTGGAAAAAACGTCATGAAAGCTCCTCGTATGATATAATAGTTGTACCGAATATATACCGAATGGCCGCTTTCACGAGCGCTTTTTTATTGTTCTCCTTTCCTTTTTCTGCTGACTGTTTTTTTGTGTTGTTAAATTGTCGAGTATTAAATTTTTTAGTTTTGCGTCAGCACTTTATTTGCAGCTTTGCGCTTGTATAATCATCTGTGAGCGATAACAGACTTTAGATTTTTACGAAAAAAATGTCGGAGGATATTTCCCTTTCTAAAAATTTCGCTCTATAACTACGTAACGATTATTCCACGCTACGCAGCTGAATACTTACAGAAAGCTTCCAGGGTAAGTTTAACGAGTATTCCAGCTCGTAGACCCACAGAGCCATTGCAGGCTCTTAGGCGCTTGCGTGGGACTTTAATTTGCTTCTGTGTTTAATAGTTTAAAATGCCAAGTTTCATATTCACCATGATAAACGAAGCCTACATAGCCTTCATCAACGATTTTATCGCATACAACATATGCCTAAATCAGTATTTTTTAAATAATCTTTTTCACCATATTTAACAATAGCAATATCATGTTTTTCACCATTTCTAAATAATAGCCAGAGGACAAATTATATTTGTCATTGTTAAAGTCATTTGCATATTTTTTTGATATAAAAATTGTTTTTTCTTTCATTCCGTCACCTCAAGATATTACATAAACAAAGTCACTATCCAAAGCAATAACAATACGACTAGCGGAGAAATAAACACTCTTGCAATCACTGTAGCAAAATCTTCATCTGTATTTTTTTTAGAAGCAAAAGGACTAATTAACACATTGATTACTACAGCTTGCGGTAAATTGATAGATGGTACGCCATCAATTGTTGATAAAATGTTATTCCAACCGTATTTAATAACAAATCCAGATAATACTAAGCCGAACGGCAATAGAACTAAAGCTATAATAAAGTTCTTTTTAGCATCATTTTTTATTTTTATCATAATCATAATTTTTATTTAACTCTCTTTCATTCATTCCGTCACCTCTTCTCTAAACTGCCATGCCCAGTCGAAGTCTTTGCGGATTTCTTGTTCTGTGAGAACACGATATTGCTATACCCTTCTAATTCATTTTCATAAACAGAAATAAGTTTCAATTCATTAATTACTTTTACTAAAATTAATTTTAAATCACTATTCGGATTAGGTATCTCAACTGTATAAAGCTTCTCTTTTTCAATTGTGATATTTGGATAAGCTAGCCAAGCTTCATAAAACTCACGTTCATTGTGAGTTAGCCACTCTCTAACTTCATCAGATTGTCGACTCATGTGTTGATGTAAATAATCTACATCATCATCAAAGCTTTTAATCACATCAAATATCATTTGTGGCACTTCTGGTTGAGGTTGATCGAGTTGGTCGAGTAATACTTTTACAATATGTGTTTTCACTACTGGAATGTCGCCGACACCACCTTTACCAATAGACTGTTTGTCTATCAATTTCTTCGCTTCTTCAATATTCATTTGCTACCTCGCTTAACTTCTTCAACAATTTCAATTGCTACACCTATTGCAGCCATATAACCAGCGTAGCTTTCTTGTCCGTAGTTATCCAGATCATTGGTCAATTCTTTATTAAGTCTTTTTAAAATTTCGTCAATCATACCCTATCCCCATTTCCCGTTAGTTCTGCAATCCGCTTTGTCTGTCTCTGATTTTGCTCGCTAGCACGTTTAAGCTGCTTTTGTGTCCTGCTTAATTGTGACTGTAAGTCTGCTATTTGTGGCTTGTAGTGTAATTCAGAACAGTCGCAACCAATCCGAAGACCAATTAAGATTGCCACAAATATAGTTAGCCATGTGTTTAACGATTCATGTTCATTCATTCTTCCACGCTTTCTAGTAATTCTGGATTTTCGTAGATGTTTCCGATAACTTCAACTATTGAATTTTCTATAATTTCTCCGATAGGAACATCATATGTATACTCATCAACAACTACGTCATACATAAACAATCCGTCTTTAAAATACACTTTATTAACAGTTTCATTATTTAGAAGAAAATCAATATGTCTAACAACATCACCCTCAAAAATCTCAGTTTCCTCTTTGTCTTTAAGCCCTGTTGATTGCATGAGTATATAGTTGTCAAGATTATCCTCTACAAAATGGAATGTCTCTAAGCGACCAGAGCGAAACTCATCATCTGCTAAGCTGCATCTGTATATTTTGCGTTCACTTGATTTAAAGCCATCAATGCTATACATTTTTTTAGTTTTTTTTGTTAAATGCCCTAAAATTCGGTATCATCAGAATTCCTCCTGTTCAATCAATCGTCTAATGACTTCTATACAAACTTCTGCGTTATCTTCGTCATAATTATCATCGTATTCATTGATAGCAAGTCTAATGTCTCTTACTAAATTTTTATTAATCAACATCGGTTATCCCCCATGCTCTAAATTTCAGTATCGTTCCTCTTCCTCCATCCAGACAGACAACATCATGCAATAATTCGCCATGTCGTTTAAGGTGTCTATTAGGCTCTCTGAGACGTTTTGTTTATTCTGGGTAAGATTATATAGCCTGTTGTATTTATCGCTTATACGGACGATACCAGCCACATATCCGAAGTCGTTTAGAGACTTCTCGAAAGAATTTCCGTAATCTGCGTTTTTGGCTAAAAACATTTGATAATTTTCGTTGTATGCAGCTTGCATACTCTCTGCGTTTATTTTATCTGCCATACTATACCTCCTCAGAAAGTCATTGCTGCGTACATCAATCGCTTAACTTTCTTGTAATGGTCTAACTTTGTATCTCTGTGCTTTTTTGTTTAACTTTATAAAAATATCAGTTTCGTGACTATTTGGATTGTGATACTCACGATAAGATTTGAGATACATCTGTACATAAGTGTCTTCGTCAAAATAATCTTTAAATGCTTCGATAACGTACGGTCTTGGCAATGTTTTTCGACGTCTGTTATTTGTAACGCTACATCTTATTCGCTCAGCTTTTTTGCAATCTACATCTAGCTTTTTAATTTGCCTTACAATCCCATCGTCAAAAATTTTGTAAAATTTATTTATTAATTCATCTGTCAATCTCTTCAATCCTCACTTTTATTCTTGGATTCTGACTGTATTTCTTCTTTGCTCTTAAATCGCATACGATATTGTCATCCGACCAAACGATGCCTGATTTCTGTATTCTGTCGTAACCTGCATCGGAAATACTATCAAAAATAGCTTTAACTAAGTTATCAATATCAGGCTTCTTAGCGTGCCATATAAGCTCACGCACGAAGTTCTGATATATTTGTATTGTTTTATCTTTAGAACGCTGTGTAGGCTCTTTTGATAGCGTTTTGGGAGCTTTCATGTAAAAGGTTACCTCTACCTTTATGCAACCATCGAAAAACGGTCCATCATAATTTTTTTCTATCCAGCCAGAAACCTCTTTTCGCCATTTCTTCATCTTTGGGTCTTCATACGTTCCCCACTTGCTAAATTTTGGTCTAGTTTGAGGTTTTGGTTCGATTGGTATTTCAAATTCTGTTTTAAAAGTCATATTCCTCTTCAATCCCTACCAACAATGCAATTCGTTTTGAGCTAGCTAACGCTTGATATGATTTAGTCATGTATTGCTCTATTGTTTGCTTTTTAATTCCGAGTCTTTCCATCAGCTCTTCTTTTGTGCCAACGTCGACAAACTTGTCGTCATCATATATTGCATATATCCTTTGTTTCTTAATCATTTTTCAAAAATCCACACTCGCCCTATTAAATGTGTGTGAGCTGTGGCAAGGACGAGTGTAGCAATTCTCTATATTATCGATTTTATCGATAAGTAGGCTATTTTCCTTTCTTGCCCCGGAAAACATTATTACTGCAAAGGCCGAGCTTCACTCTGCAATAAGTTGTTAAAAAATCATTACTCTTTGTGTTAATTGATTAGCTCTGCAATATTCACATTTCCCGCAAGGTTTTGGGGGTTCTATCCCTTTTTTGACTGCATCTAAATGTTTGATGTTTTGTGCTAGGTTATCTAACTCATTTTGCATAGCATCTAAATTTTCGATTGCTATTGCTCTAGTATCTGGAGGTGTTTCTTTAGTCACTGCGTAAATGATTGGCTTAAATGGCTTCTTGTATTTAGCTTCTAGCATGATTTTATAAGCAGCCATCTGTAAGATGTAACCGTAAGCCTCAAACCAGTAAACGCGCTCTTGGCCATTCCAAACCTTGTCGTCAACAGGGCCTTTTGTGGTTTTGATGTCCACAAAGTAGCCACAATCAACATTTAGACAGTCAATTTTACCTTTGAATTCCACGCCACCAAGTAAACCTGTGATGGCCACCTCTTTTTTTGCCTTGATAATATTTCATGAATTGATAATCATTTTTAAGTGCTTCAATCATCTGTTCTGCGACTAAATAGTCTTTTTGAGCTGACCTTTGGTTGTTCCTCTGGTCGAAATCATTTCAGAGCCGTTTTGGCCTTTGAATTCTTCATGAGCTTTTTTACTCTCAAAGTAAGAATGGACATAGTTCCCGACGAGCAGCGCAGTGTTATCTCTAGTATCTGTCCAATCCCCTTGCAATTCAGCAAGCGCCCTTGCTTCGCATTCTCTAAAACGCTTGTACTGACTAATAGACCAGTACTTAATTGATGATTCGTTGCTATAATAGTCCTTTCCAAGTAAGTCTAACTCCGTCATGGCATTAAGTCTCCAAGATTATCAAAGAGATTACCTTCGCTAGCTTTAATTTCACCAGTTTTTGGTCAAAATCCGGAATTTCATCTGCCGGATAAGAGGTGTCTTCTAAAACCGTCTTATTTTCGTCTGTGAGCGTTTTTTCTGGTTCTGAATGTAAATCTTCAGTCACGTCTTTTAAATCGCTAGAAGTGCCCTTAATTTCGCTCTGATGACCTATTAAGTCATCTAAGCTGTTTTTTTCTTGCGGTGTGACATCTTTGACTTGTCTGTCGTTGTCATATTCGTTTTCTGTGGTACGGTTTACCGCATCTACAAACAAATCGTTGTCATCGCTCGTGTTGAAGAATTGCTTAGCTGCTCGATTAATAACTGTCCGTTTAGCCATTTCCTGAGGGAAATCATTTTGTACATTCTTTGTTTTTGCTTTCGACCATGCCTTATCAATTTCTTTTTTTGTCATAACGGTTAAGATTTTTTCTCCATCTGATTTTTCGATAATGCAATACGCTCCAACAATCTCATTGTCTTGATTTGTCCAATCTGTATCGTGACTGACAAACACCTTGCGCCCATTTTCGTTTTTGATTTTAAAATCATCACCTTTATAAATCACTTCTGCATAAATGTCTTTTACTTCAGGTAGTTGCTTAACAACTTTCATAGTGCCAAAGTACGAACGCGTCAACTTGACAGTGTTCCCATAAGGCACAAAGTAACATTGATTCTTGGCCGGGCTTAGACCTTGCGTTACCATATCAAAAAGTGCATTGTAGATGCTATCCTGGTCTTTATTCAATAGACCCTCATTTTTCAAAGCGTGGTACGCTGAGCTAAGCGCATTGCTTACGCTGTATTTTGGCGCAATCATCAGTCCGTCAGAATCTTTCATTTGATTGATTCGTGTCGCAACGTTTGATGTCACTTGTCTTTGAGTTAATTCATTCGCCATCTATTTCCTCTTTCTATGTTTTAATTGCCAGTTTTCAGCTTTTAAGCGTTTCAACTGTTTTTTAAGCTCTATATTTTCTTCCGCTTCTTTAAGATAATCAGACATCAAGTCGCTGTATCTGCTTTGCCAATAACGACTAGACTCGTATAACTCTTCGCTCATAGTCAGTCTTCCAAAATGTGAGATTTAAAAGTCCAACTGCTATCAAGTCTCCGATTGACAATTAATTCAGGTTTAACATCAAATTCCATTTCAATGTATTCCATTAAGTCTTCGTCTGTGTAATCTGTAAATTCTTGATATGTCCGCTTTAGCGTAGGTTCTTCGCTGCCTCGTAAGCAGTCAATTGTAAAGATAAAAGGCATCCCTAAAATTACCGTCAAACGTTACAAGTTCGCCATTAATCCTAATTTCTACCATGATAGCTACCTACAAATTTCTCTAGTCTATCTTTGATAAAGTCAAACATTTCTCGCAACTCATTGTTTTCTTTTCTTAGGTTGTTATTATTAACCATAATATCTGCCATAGAAATATCTCTTTCGAAGCATTCATCTTTTAAATATTTAACATCTTCAGACAAATCAATGTTTTTAGACTTTAAGATTTCATTTTCGATTTTTAAGTCTTTAATCCTATTTTCTAATTCAGCTACTAATTTCAAATCTGGTCTATTTTCCAAAGTCAATCCTCCCTCTGCGCAGTCTTAACTGCCTGTATTCTTCAATTTTTTTATTTCGACTAGTTTCATCTAGAGCCATGATTCTTGCTGCATGCTCTTCTGATAGGCCGAAAAATGTTGTTAATGTTAGTTCCATCAGAACCTCTTACTTTCTGCATTATCTGGATATTTAAAAATATTGTTTTTTGCACCTTTGATTATGCGATCGACAAAAGCAGCATCGTAGATTTTCATAAGCTCAGCTCTACTAAAATTTGTATTAATGATAGTATTTGTCCGATTATCCAAAATATTAAATAAAAACGTATATGGTCCAACCGCTAGCAGATTTAATGGTGTTACCTGTGGTTGACTCCTTGCCTAAGTCATCAAGTATCAGATAATCACAATTGATGAGAAGCTTTGACATTCTTTCTTGCGAATATTTGCTATTTTTTTTATCGTCATAATCGAATGTATCTTTGACTAGTCCGGACAACAAAGGTACCGAAACAAATATCACACTCTTTGATTGATTGTAAGATTTAAACATCTCGTTAATATTTTTAGCAATACTCATAGACAAGTGGCTCTTGCCAACCCCTGGAGGTCCTTGTAAGAGGGAGTTACCTTCCATTCCTTTAACATAATCTCTGGTGATTCGTTTGGCATAGTTTAGCGCTTTTGTATCTACAGCACTATGTTCCTTGTAGTTTTTCAACGTAGCACTAGCAATTTCCTTTGATAAAACGCTCTCTTTATAAAACACTTTATAACCCTTAGCTAGCAACGACTGGTTGTTGTACGCAATGTCAACCGGCATTACTTTTCGTTTGGATATACTCTGTTGTACATTGCCAACAAAATTCTGTTTCTCTATTGCCATGATTTGGCATTTTCCTAGCATAAATTGGCATCTCGTGCTTTTCGCATGTTTTTTCCCAGTATCTCTAATAACACCATTCTCGAGCATGCTCTCTCTTGTCATTAACCCAAAAGCCATAGATACCTCCTAAAATCCATATTTCGGATCTGGTTTCTTAAGCTCATCTAACTCAGCTTGCGAAAATCGTTGGCCTTGTTGCTTCTGGTAATAATCACTTTTAGCAACTTCTGGCTGATTGAGATAGCTCTCAAACTTGCTAGCATTAAACAAGGTTGATGGCCTGAGATATTTTCCATGTCAGAATTTACCCACTCGCTGCATTTTTTATCTATGACAGCTTTGAAATCTTCTAAAGTATAACTATCTTTTAGTCTCGCTTTGACTAAATCTGTGTTTGTTTTTACAAAACTTATAGTTAGAGTTCATTTTTTGGTTGAGATAAGCTATTGGGATACGATAATCAAAATTTTTGGGATTACCTTTTTTGACTTGTTCGACATATTTCTCTTCTAACCAGTCTGGAAAGAGATATTCAGTCGGGCTCTGCTCGACAATATATTCTTTCTCTTTATCTAACTCTCTCTCTTTCTCTTTCTTTTTCTCTTTCTCTATCTCTATCTCTATCTCTATCTCTGGTGTACATTTGTACAACATTTGTACACCGCTGTTTTTTTTCTGTTCTTAATTTTCGTATCCTGTCAGCCTCAGTGCTTGATTTACCAACAAAATTTGAATGTTAGTCATATATATAGCGCCATTATCAAGAATTTCAATTAGCTGTAAGTCTCTAAAGATTTGAATAGCCTTTTCGATAGTCCCAACCTGATGCCTTGTAATTGTTGCAAGCATTTGTGCGTTGTAAGGAATAAGGTTATTAAACATTAATAAGCCATCATTTTTTAAACTTCTTAAATATAGCTTGGAGCAAAATATTGCTATAAATATAGCCATCAGGCATGCTTTCCAATATAATTGCTTCATCGCTTTCAAAAAAATTTTCTTTTAATTTAAGATAGTAATACTTTTTGTTATCTGCCATTCAATACTCCTTAAAAAGGTCTATCCTTGCCCCAGACTTTCCCACACGATCCTGGAGTGGGTAACTCTATAAAATCCGTGCGTTTTGGTCTCTCAACCTTACGTACAACTTGATAATCATCTAAGATTGTGTCAACTGTTTTTGTTAATTGTTTTTTGATTACTATTGCGGTTTCCGATGTACGCAATTAAAGCAATAAATAATAAGACTACTACGCCTGTAATTGGGATTTTCCATATCATACTCCTTTTCTCAATCCACTTGTTCGTAGAAATCTATTGACATCCGCCAGGTCATATAGCACTTTCCCGTTGAGAGAAGAACGTTTAAAACTAAAATTGCCTTCATCTCTCCACTCACTCAATTTAGTGCGTCCCCCAGCCAGTTTCTTTTTTCAAGTTGTTTCATCGTCACCCACTCAATAGACTTAGAGTTTTTTGTCTGGGCTATTTTTAGCGCTTCTCTGTTTAAAGCAATTAAATCTTCAAGTAATTCTTTTCTAAAATCTGGACCAAAAATTTCAATCGCCATGCGCATCTCCTCTTCTTTTGTGTTATAATCTAAGTAGTTATTTTCGTAAGTCACTGTCCCCGCAGTGGCTTTTTTTGATTAAGCAATGTCATCTTGTTCGATTAGTGGCAAAATATTGTTGTCTTTCAGCAACTCGTACAGGAATAGACGCCCCTTTTGTGTCCACGTCGTCGTCACATTGGCTCTTGTATGGCCGTTTTTGTCTTGATAGTCAAATGTGTGACTGTCTGTGTAACCTTTGCCCATATGTCGTTTATAGAGAATCCATTGTCCATTCACTTTGTGCTGCACACCAAATTCTAATAGTGTTTTATTGAATTTATTGGCAGACATACCATAATCAGCAGCAATCTGTGTTACTCGCAAAGCTCCCTTGCTCTCAATAATTAAATCTAAGTACCTCGCTTGCTTTTGCGCTTCTTTTAAATCTAGCTGCAATTGATTATTTTCAATTGTCAGATTAGTAATTTTCTTTATCTGCCATCAGCAAGGCTCTTGCCATGATTTTCTCTGGGCTGTTGAAATCCTTCTCAACTTGGATAAAGTACTTGCGGACTTGCTTAGATTTTTTCGTTACGTTGTAACATAGCAATCTCTTTTGCCATGTCTAGTTTGAGGACATGGTCTTGACTAGGACGACCTCCTGTACTTTTGCTCAAAAATGAGCTAAAGTCCTGACCTTCTTCAAAACCATATTCAGCCATTCTTGGAAACCAATCTTTATAAGCTGTTTTGATCTCGAGTGCTTTATGTAACTGACGACCACTGACAACTGGTTCTTGATTTTCGTTTAGGTTGATGTCTATTAGTTGATTCATAATTTCCTTTCTAGTGTTATACACTTGAAGTGTAGTTTTGTTTTAAAAAAAATAATATCATCAATTGATACGTTAACAACTTTACAAAAATTAATAGCTTTATCGATACGCATTGGAGTTTTATAATTCTCGTAGCTAGCATATGTATTCCTATCTACACCGATTTTTCTAGCTATTTCTTCTTGCGTCATTGACACTTTGGCTCTTGCCATCTCTAGTGTCATTTTCATAATTCCCCACCCCCTTTCTATCTGTTTTTAGTACCTCTAATCTGCTATAATGTGAGCAGAAAGGAGGTGATTATATGGATAAATTAACAAAAGATGCCAAGTTTCTTTTAAGTTCAATGTATGTCAAATACAACGAGAGACGTAAAGATAAAATTTCTAAAGAAGAGTCTCGCAATTTCGAAGATATTCAATTCATCAAAGAAAACATTATGAATGAATGGTCTGAAGAAGATGTACTAGATACTTGTTTTGAACTTAGAAAACATGGCTATATTTCAGCGACGGCTGCAAGCGATACGCTTTATCTAATTTCGTTAACAACCGAAGCTATCGCTGAACTTGAAAAACAAGACCAAGCCAAGACTTTATCTGGCAGGATAGAATATTGGCTTGAGTTTGCTAAGAAAATAAAGGATGCTATCCCTTTTGCTTAGAAGCTTTTCGGACAACGCTTTATCTTTTAAGTGTTTGAGTCCAAATGGATCTGATTGAATATCTAATATTATTTTTTCCATTTGTTCCATGTTTTGGTTTCATTTCTTCTCTGTAAGAATTTTGAGCTTTGAATTCAGTCGCAATGGATTCAAGGCTTTTTTGCTATACTTGACAAAATTTCTTTCATAATTCCCCACCTCCTTTCTAATTTGGAATTATCTAAAACAACATAGCTTTAAAATTTTCTGTGGTATAATTTAAATAAAAATTGTGAGGTTGAAATGAATTTTTTTAATTTTTTATTGTGTGTTTTTAAGTTTACAAGTGAATATCTAATAAAAATTGGATAGCTTTAATAGCTCTGTTTCTATCTTATTCAAACTACCGAAGAAATAACTTACAAGTCGAGTTAATTGCTGCTCCTGTTTCAGATTGGATTTTGAGCGTTATTTTAGACAACGGTGAAAGCATATATAATCCAAATGGTACATTAAGAGCTAACATTAAAATCATCAATCCTTCTAATGTTGATGTAAGCTACTTCGACTTGATTGTTTTTGATAAAAACAGAAAATATCAGCATTATTACCAAAAGCAAAATAATATAATTAACGATTTAACAGGTAGAGAGGCTATAGCCGCAGTACAGCCTGATGGCAATACAATCCTTATCGAGGTTCCAGAGGCAGATTGTGGAGTATTAAAAGCCCACAGTATGACAAGGATGGATTTAATCATACAAACATCTGAAATCACAGATAGACTCTTTGTTGCTTTTAAAGTAGCTAAAAAGAAAAAACTATTTAAAGCTAATAAAGCAGGATATGTTAATTCACCTTATCAATCATTTTCTGCGTCATTCCCTGTGGAATTATCAAAAAAAACCGCACTACGAGGATATCCTAAAAGATTTGCATGAGTGAGAGCAGATTTTCTTGTGTGAAATATCTTAGAAGAACCTAGTACACCGTATTTAATTTTTTCCATATCTTCCTTTCCACTCCCACTTGGGAGTTTTTATTTTGTAATAAACCAAGCGATCAACCAAGTGATACCACCTAGCACTAACAGTGCTGGCAATAAGCCACCTTCAAATTCAACGCTTGTTTTTTCCTTGCCATCACGACTAGTAAACGTGTGTTCTAAGTCGCCAAACATTAGTTTTTTCCAATTCATGCAACCTCTCCTTTCATTCTTGCGGAGATACAGCCAATGTGCTAAACTAAACTTACCCCGTTAGGGGAGAGGGCTTCTTAGCCCTCTTGGTATTGTCACCACTCTATTGAGTAGTGAATCCTAAGCTTAAACCAAAGAATCTTGATTTCGACTTCTAGTTCTTTGTGTTTAGGCTTTTTGTTTAGCCTAGATTTCATTAGCTGTACCTCCTTTCGTTTTGCTTAATTCCTTAAGCTTGATTATAGTATACTACACTTGAAGTGTACTTGCAAGTGTTTTTTTGCATTTTGCTAAAAAAATATTGCATTTATTCCACTTGAAGTGTACAATATTGTTAGACATATAATAGTAAAGGAGCAAAAAATGGCTAACTTATCGGATAATATAAAATATTTCAGAAAACAAAATAAGCTAACCCAAAAAGAGCTAGCTAGAAAGTTAAAAATAGCTCCAACAGCCATTTCAGCTTGGGAGGTGGGTAGAAACAAACCTCTAATGGATAATATAGAACAAATGGCTTCTATTTTCGGAATACCAAAATCGAAGCTTTTAGGTGACGAAATATATAAAATCCAAGAAACCGCATCACCAGAACTCATCCCATCTACCCTACAAAAAATAAATGCTACTTCTTCTCAATTAGAACACAAGCGACAACTAATCGTTCTTGATACAGCCGAAACACAGTTAGAACAACAAAACACAGTAACCGACCTATTCTCTTACAACTACTACGACCACGCTGCTTCAGCTGGTACAGGTCAGTATCTAAATGATGTACAAGTAGAAACAATTGAATTACCAGTTGATTATGACGCTGATTTTGTTATTCCGGTCTATGGTGATTCTATGGAGCCCGATTATCATTCTGGTGACTATGTCTTCGTAAAGCTATCCGTAGAGCTCGTAGATGGCGATATAGGAGTGTTTGAGTATTACGGTGACGCTTATATCAAACAGTTGCTTATAAACAATGAGGGAGCGTTTTTACATAGTCTAAACGATAAATATAGTGATATCCAAATCGATAGAGATAGTGATTTTAGGATTATTGGCGAAGTTATGGGTAGTTACAGGGAGAATTAATATGCTGGAAAAAGTTGAACGCTTAATCTCGGAAATTAATAACTATGTGTAATATCTGAACCACGTTAGACGACGTTAAAGACTTTAACGTTTACAGATTTATGAAAGTTTACAAATTAAAAACAATAGCGAACGAAGCTATGGTTGTCAATGAGTTTAAAAAATTAATTTAAATAATAACGTGCAATACCTGATCCACGTAAAAAGCTGGCAGGGAGATTTTTATGGAACAATCTGAAAAGAAAGTTTTGCCTATTATTGCAATTATAATTGGCGCAATTGCGTTAATTAGCTCATGGATGCCATTCATTAACAACGGATCGTTTGTTATTGCTATAATTGCGTTAATTATTGGATTTTTTTGCGTTATTTTTTAATAGAAAACGCAAAAAAACACTAACTTATGTTAGTATCGTTATTTCAATTTTAGCAATGATAATTGTTCTAGTTACACAATCAATGTATGGTAAAGTGATCGATACCGCAAGCAAATCATTCGATAAAACATCAAAATCATACGAATCCTCTTATAGCAAGTCTTCTTCTATCGAAGCTTCTTCTTCTAGAGCAAAAGTTAAAAATGCGGACGCTAAATTTAAATGGTCAGAATCTTATTTCAATTCATTGATCAAAGGTCAAACAACTTACGACGAAGTTGTTGCAAAAGTTGGAAGACCTAATAGTGTATCTGACAGCACGGACTACGATATTGAAACAGATGCTGAGGTACCTTCAAAAGATTGTGGTTGGGACTTGAATGATGGTTCGTATTATGCAAGCGTATCTATTCATTTTATTCAAAAAAATGGCGTACTAGTTGTTGATTCTAAATCAAGCAACGGATTAAAATAAATGATAAACAAAAAGCCCCACGCTCAAATTTTGGTCGAGGAGAGCGTGAAGTAAAACTGTAATTGACCTTTAATAAGGTCTTTTACTATACCTTATTAGTTAAATTTGGAGATGATAACCAATGCGAATAGAATCATATAAAAAGAAAAACGGTACTACTGCTTATCGTTTTCGAGTATATATAGGTGTTATTGATGGAAAGAAGAAATATATAAAGCGTAGTGGTTTTACATCTAAAAAGCTGGCAAAGCAAGCGTTAATAAATCTACAACAGGAAATAGAAAACCCAAAAGACAAGTCAACGTTATTATTTAAAGATTTAACAAAAATCTGGCTAGATAATTATGAAAAAAACCGTTCAAGGCAGCACATATTTAAAGACAAAAAGAAATATCGAAAATCATATTTTACCTTCCCTTGGCAGTTATCAAATAAAAGATTTGACACCCTTGATTATCCAGAAATACGCTGATGAGTGGTCAACTAAACTCAAATATAGCTCGAAGATTGTTGGCATTGTACGCAATATTTTAAACCACGCTGTTAAATTCCAGTACATCACTTCCAATCCATCAGCTCCAGTCTCTGCCCCTAAAATTCAAAGAACGATAAACAAGAAAAAGGATTACTATAATAAAGACGAGCTAAAAGAGTTTGTGCAATTAGTATATAATACTGATGACATTAATATAATAGCAACTTTTAGGCTCTTAGCATTCACTGGTTTGCGAAAAGGAGAAATGCTAGCTTTGACATGGAAAGATTATAGAAATGGAACGCTAGACGTTAATAAAGCTATTACAAGAGATATCGCTGGTGAGCACATTGGTCCACAAAAAATAAGTCAAGCGACAGATTAATTAGCTTGGACCCCGAGACGATGAATGTACTTGACAACCTTCACAAAACATATCCAAAAACGAAATATATTCTTGAATCAGCTTCAGGTAGGTGGATTTCGCCTACACAACCTAGAAGATGGCTTGTACAAATATTAAGGGATTCAATATCAAAACTCGAACCAATACGAATACATGGATTCAGACATACACACGCTAGTTTGTTGTTTGAATCTGGACTTACTCTAAAACAAGTGCAGCATCGTCTAGGTCACGAAGATTTGAAAACAACCATGAATACCTATGTACATATTACTGAAACTGCAAAAGATGAAATTGGAACTAAATTCTCTAAATATATTGATTTTTAAAAAAAGAGACCCAAAAAGAGCCACAAATTTTATTAATCATTGATATAACAATACTTTTTAAACTCCCACCGGCTCCATAAATACTTACCGTAAGTAGTCATAACTTACCAAAACCTTGTCATATCAAGGTTTTTTCTTTTTATCTTGTTCGTTGATTACCGTAGTTTTATATAAAAGGGAGACCCAAAAAGAGACCCAAAACTTTTTATAATTTCTCTTCACTTAAAAATGATATAGCTCTTCTAACACATCAACCACTCTCTCAACTGCCACAACTTCATCATCTCTCACTTTTTCGTGCGGTAACACATAATCAAAAATCTGTTCGTTTTTGCGCACAATCGCTACTGTGTTCCCTGAAATATAGCCTTTATCAATCGCTTCTTTAAACTCATCTATATATAACATATTTTATCCTCCACTTATCTATTCGATAAAAAATGAGTCTGTCAATAATCTTGTGTAAACACTCTAGCAAAGCTGATATTGTTAATCAAATAGGCTTTCAAGTGTGTCCGTACATTGGCCAAAACCTTTGTGGATTCGTTGTCCTTGCTTGAAGTTGTAATCACTAAATAGTGTGACGAGATAGCGTTCTAGGGATTCTTCATTGGGAAAGACGACTTTCTTTTTGGTTTGACGTTTGATTTCTTTGTTAAGTGATTCAATAAGGTTGGTCGAGTAGATACTTCCCCAGATCTGATGAGGAAATTCATAAAAGATCAATAGATTTTCGATTGATTCTAAGGTCTCTATTACCTTCTTGTAGTGTGGTTTCCACTCATTGATAAAGCTATCTAAGGCTTGCTTTGCTTCCTCTACATTGATCGCGCGATAAATTGTTTTAAACTGCTCCAAAATTAGAGCACGATCTGCTCGTTTCACCTTACTTGCAATATTTCGGCCAATATGGACAAGGCAACGCTGTTGTTTGGCCATTGGGAAGGCTTGCTGGATAAGCTGATCAAGTCCATTAAAACCATCAGTCACAACAAGAGAGACTTGTTGTACACCTTGACCCTTAAGTCTTTCTAGAAGGTCTGACCACGAAGCATTGTTTTCATTGGGTGCGATGTCATATCCAAGGATAGCCTTATGCCCATATGATGTGACGCCTAGTGCAATGTGGATGCATTCCTTACTAACTGTACCACGTCTCAGAGGAAGGTAAGTCCCATCAAGATATAATACGGTATAGTTAGCTTCTAAGGAACGTTCATGAAAGCTAGCCACGTTTTCCTGTGTCGCTTTCGAGATATTAGATACTGTTGCTGGACTGTAATGATGACCATACATACGCTCAATGATGTCGCTGATTTCACGTGTTGTGACTCCAGTTTGATAAAGCTTGATAACCATTTCTTCTAAATGATTGTCTCGACGACCGTAACTTGGGATTAAGGCTGGACTGAACTCCCCGTTTCGATCTCTAGGGATCAACAAATTAACAACACCATACTTGGTCTCAAATCGACGTGTATAAGCACCATTACGACTATTACCGGTGTTGTAACCTGCCTTATCGTATGGTTCATAGCCAAGGAAGGCGGATAGCTCCACTTGGAGAAGGTCATTCATGGCAGTTTCAAGAGACGAACGGAAAAATTCATCAATATCTTGTTTTTGAGCTAGGAAGTTAAGTAATTCTGTGGTAAACTGGGTCATGGGAATAAATCTCTTTCTAGTGAAGTCTCGCAGCTCTACTATACAGGATTTATTCCTTTTTGTGTTTACACAAGATATTTTACACTACCTAAAAAATCCTAAAAATAGACAATTTTAAATTTTTCTGTTCTGATAGACAAAAAGATAAATATTTTAAAAAAAGTATTGACTTTATATAGTACATGTATTATAATTAATATATAGAAAGGAGGAAGATATGAGGATATCAGAAATTGCTGATTTGCTTACTTCAATCGGAACTCTACTGATTGGTATAGCAAGCATAATCACAGCAATAAAAAAAGAACCTAAAAAGAAAAACCGGCCACGGAGATTCAAATAAGGTTCTAGTAGTAGTTTGGGGCTCAAGCCCCTTGCCACTACTGATAGTATATCATATCTAAGACAAATATGAAATATTTGATTATTTTCGCAATTTGTTTAGTTGTATTTTACTTTATTAACAAGGATGATTGAAATGGATAAAGAATTAACACCTCAAGAAAAAGCAAATAAAAAGTGGGCAGAAAACAATAGAGAACATAGAACCTATCTATCAAAACGATCTACTGCTCGTAGTTTTATTAACAAAAATGCTACAAAAGAAGACTTATTAGAATTAAAACAATTAATTGAAAGCAAACTCTAGACACACAAAAAAACCGCCCTCAATAGAGAGCGGTTAATATTTATTTCAGTTTTTCTTTGACAGCATCTACTGCCTCTTCAACAGCATCTTTAGCATCATCTGCTAGTTCTTTACCTTTAGCAATTGTTTTTTCGACAAATCCTTTTGCTTCTAACTCTTTATCACCGGTTAGCTTCCCTGCACCTTCTTTAAGACTGCCTGACGCTTGTTCAACTTTTGCTTTTAGTTTTTCTTGTGACATAATGTGCCTCCTTATTATTTTTATTAATCATAACATCTATATCTTTCTTTAGCAAATAAAAAGCAAGAACCGCTAGTGTCAGGCGATTCTTGCTAGTGTGATTATCTCATGGTTATGCGAGTATGTCAATAGAGGTAATCAGCACAAAAGGTATGTTCTAAATCCAAGTTATTGATTTTATAGCAGTATGCCGAATTCGCTTGTAGGGGTTGTTTCGGCTCTCATGCAACGTAGCTGGCCTAAAGACCCCTGTCTCATCTCTTTTTAATCCTACAACAACTAATTTCTTCTTGTTGTCTTTATAAAAAAACAACACTCAATTTCATTGTATTTTTAGTTAAATCCTTATCTAAAATACAGACGTTAACTCTAAACTGATAGAATATTTCATATAAAAAATTATAATTATCGACTCTAGGAAGAACTTCTCTAAAATTTGGATGTTTTGAATAATTCGATAAGAGGAAAACATCTGCTTTCACAGCTTCAACCCAATTTGTTGCGCGATACTTTGTTTTCAACTTATGAATACCTAGAAGATGATACAAATCTCTTATATCAAATAAAATCATAAATTCGGGTAAATGCTTAAAATTAGTCTCAACTTTACACCTTTTCCCACAAAAATTTAGCTCATAATCATTAACTATTTCTTTGAGATCCACTATCAAAAAACTTTCTACAAAATAAAAAAAGCACGGACCGGAAATATCCTCCGGTCAGGGCTGACGATTAGAGGTGCAAAACTCTAACTCTCTATTGTGCTTCTTAGGCTTATCGCAAGAGAACAGTTCTTAAGCTCTGCCAAGCCGTATGATGTGCTTTCAGTCATACGCCCGTATCACTACGGGTTCAACGAACAACGAAGACGTTGGGTTAGAAAGGATGATAAATGAACGAAATTTATCTTCTATAACCACCCTCATTATGACATGTCTTGAACTTTTTGTCA